CCTCATAGTGAGATAACATCTATTATACAAGATAAGACAGGTTTTTTATGGCTTGGTACTCTCAATGGACTAACCCGGTACGATGGTAATTCAATGAAAACATATATCCGAGATAACTCATCCAACTCATTGAGTAATATTCGTATCATCTCACTATACCACGACAGTGATTCTCTATTATTCATAGGAACGGAAGGAGGAGGGTTAAATGTTTTCAATCTTTATAAAGAAAGTTTTGAGAATACCGCTATCTTGAAAGTTGAAAGTGAGTTGTCTTCTCAAATCGTTTATGCTATCCGAAAGGGAATAAATGAGAAAATATGGGTTGGCACGGATACCGGACTTTGGGTATTGCAAAAACAAGGAACCTCTTTTTCTTATCAGGAGTATATACCTAATATTCCAATTAAGGGGGGAAAAACGAAGCGTGTCAATATGTGGTCAGCCTGAAAAAGCTTGATTGCTTTGGTTTTCAAAGTGTTATGGTAGAGTAGGGGAGAGTACTCTGGAAAAACGAAGCGTTTACATCGCTTTACATTGGGCTTACAATTGAGCTCTGTTTGAACGCCGTTCAAATGAAATGCTTTACATTGAAGGTAGGATAGGGGAGAAATTGGACATCGTGCAGTCAATTTACTCTTCGATTTGTTTCTGATTGGCTCTCATGTATAAAGGTAGGCAAAAAGATCGGTTTGTGCAAATAGAGTAGGGGGAGTGCATAGTACTCTCTCCTATTTTTTTATTAAAATTATTCCATATAGATGATATTTGGTATATTTGCAGCAAAATAAATGCAATATACTATGACTAAAGTTATCCATGTACACCTGATTTATGAGAAAAAGAACCTCTATTTCGGCAGCATTTCCGCCATATTTGATACTTTGACGGAGAGTGAGGTCGGTATCACCAAGAGCAGTCTGTTACATGCCGGTTTGACCGATGGAGCCGTAAAATACACGAAACGTGCGATGATTATCCAGTCGCACTTGATAAAGACTACCAGAAAGGTCTAAAACGGCCTTAGAACGTCTATAAAGCCGCTTTTTGCGGCTTTTTTTGTGTCTTTTGGGTGGTATCCTTTTCAAGTAGTACATCTGAAAGAATCTGTTACTCATTTGAACGGTTTGAACGGGTGGAAAAATGGAAAGGGTTTACACTTGGGTTTACAACTTGGGTTTACATTTTTCCCGTTACAAAAACGAAACGTTTTAGTAGGGTTTACACTTGGGTTTACATTTTGGGGTTATTTTTTAGCGATTTACCTATCTATACAATATAAATAGGATTTGTTTTTGCTTGTTTTTAAACTATTTGAGGGAGTAAACAATACATTGATAATATTTATTTACTCCCCTATAATTTAAGATATTGTGCTATAAATCAATATTTTAATTCTTTTTGCCCCCTTTACCCCATAAAACGCATTTTATCCGACACCTGCAAGTGTTGAACTTTCCGCACCTGAAACACGCCCCGCGCTTTCCTGTTTGAGTTGCACGATTGTTTGTTTAAGTATTCCTATTTCCTCTGCTTGTTGGGCTATTTTCTCTATAAAAAATGAAGTTTCAGAACTTGGATTGCTGGAATTATTAGTTTTAGAGGTGACAAATGCATCCCCCTCTCCCATTATAATCCATTCTATATTAGTCGTTGGGTATGATAATTTCAGACGGCGAAGAAGCTCTATTGATAATTTCTTTCTTCCGCTTTTTATATCACTGATACCTGCTTTATTTGTTCCTAAATCATTCGCAGCCTGAACATAATCTGTTATTATGCCCTTCTCTTTTAATTCGTCAAGAACTTGTATAAATCTGAAATTCTCATCCATAATCTTGATAAAGTATGAAAAATTACGCTATTTTATTTTGTAGTATGAAAATCTCATACTATATTTGCAGCGTGTTCAAAGTGTGAACACCGCCCCAAAGCTACAAAAAAGGCTTGAGGTGGCAATGAGAAATATAAAAAGAAGAAAATGAAAGCATTGAAAGTAACCGTTGACTGGGCAGAAATGGACCTGTTTGCTGTCACCCTTAAAGAGTTGAATGATGACGAAAATATTTTCGCCTACCAGATTGATGCGTTGACCGGTATCGTGGTCTGTGAGAACGAGTGCGGGTTGGCTTATTGCCGTTCCTGTTTTGATTACCGGGTTGCCCCAACTATAGAAGAGGTTAAATAGAAAGTTATGAAACGGTACTATTTTGAATTGACAGACGGGAGTTATAATGATCTGGGAGCCTTTATTCCGGATGGTTACAATAAGGAAGTGGCTGTTAGGCAGGCGAAGAAGTGGATGGCAGAAAACAGTATCGTTTTAGCCACTTTGGTTGTGAGTAGTCTGAGAACGAGTAATGTGCTGGATGTGATTGATATTAATATACTTTAAAACGAGGATAGAATGGAAGCAAAATTTAAAAAGGGACAAAGTGTGAGAATCACCAAGAGAAACGGTGAGATCATTGATGGTATAATCCGTGATTGGGATTACAACATTTGTACTTTCGGTCGTGAATATAATGTTGATTATATGAAAGATGGTCAGGTTTGGACTGTGATATGTGTCCCGGAGGATGCAATGCAAGAACTTCGATAAGTTTTCTGGGCGGTTAGTTCAGTTGGTAGAACACACCAAACTCCTGTAAGGGAGAGGTCATGGTCCGCGGTTCGAGTCCGCGACTGCCCGCTATAATAATTAAATATCAGTGAATTATGAAAGAACGAATAGTCGTAGAATACAGTGAGGTGGGTAAAATAGCCGGTTTACTGGGTTGTTCCCGAGAAATGGTCTCCCACTCCCTTGCATTTCGCAAGAACAGCAAGTTGGCCCGTTCCATCCGCAAGCTCGCTATCGAGCGTGGTGGTACCAAGGTAGGTGATAACTCTCAAAAGAAAGACGACGATGAAAAGAGACCTGATGACACTGTTCGGTGACCAGCTGCGCTGGTTTGCCCGTCTGAACCGGAAACAGCGCCTTTGTGCGCTTTACTTCTGTCTGAGTTTCGGGATCCTGCTTTCCGTGGTCTTCGACCACCCACTGCCGGAGCTTCTCGTAGTGTTGAACTTCGGGGCTTCAGCGAGACTGATAAAGAGGCATGTCCCCTTGAATGGTTTAGAGGATTGATAATCAAGTTGGAAGATGGAATATTTTGATAATACATTGTGTGTGACCTGCGAAGAACTTACTTCAGGGGATGACCCGGTGATGAAGTATATAACTTTATACCAGAATGTCCGTCGCGGTAACATCGAAAGTGTCAACCGTGGCGGTGGCGAGGGCAATGTAGCCCTGTATTCCTATTCCTCCCTTCCCGAGAAGTATAAGCAACGCTGGGTTGCTCGCCATGGCGAGCCCGAGCAACAGATGCGAGAAGAAATGATTCGTAACATAGTGAAGAAAGACGAGAAGGCCGAGAGATTTTTTGAGGAGTACCGCTACGACAAGAACGGTGAGATGGTCGCTCTTCCCGTGGATGTGAAGAAGGAATACACCTGGAATGCCTCGGTACTGAACGCGCTGATGGAAGAGTTCAAACGCTTGAGTTCATCCAATAACAAGCTGACCGGTTTCCGCCGTAACCTTTGGGAGCTTCTGCTTGTCACGAGTGAGGAATGGCGTCCGGTGTACGGGCATAGTCTTCCGGGCAGTGTGGGCCGGTTGAAAGCCCTGATAAACAAGTTTCGTCCCGACAACTACGGTGTGCTTGTGAGCGGTAAATACGGCAACAGCAACACGCTGAAGATCGAGGAGGACGGTGGACGTTACCTTGTTGCATTGAAACGTAGCCGCGTTCCGGTTTATACTGATATGGAGATCTTCGAGGAGTACAACCGTGTCGCTCCAGAACGTGGTTGGAAACCCCTGAAGAGTCCCCGCAGCCTCCGCGAATGGTTCAACAGCCCGCGTGTCGAACCACTGTGGTACGATGCCGTTTATGGGGAAATGAAGGCACACCAGCGTTATGACCGTAAACACCGGACAATCCTTCCGAGCCGTCGTGACAGCCTCTGGTATGGTGACGGTACGAAGTTGAACCTCTACTATCGTGATGAGAACGGAAATAAGTGCACTACAAGCGTGTATGAGGTGGTGGATGCCTATAGTGAAGTTCTGCTCGGTTATTACATTAGCGACAATGAGGACTATATCGCCCAGTACCATGCTTTCCGCATGGCTATCCAAACGAGCCGGCACAAACCTTACGAGATCGTGTGCGACAACCAGGGCGGTCATAAGAAAAACGCGGCGTTGGGCCTTTTCTCGAAGATCAGCCGTATCCACCGCCCGACAGCCCCGTATAACGGCGAGTCCAAAACGATTGAGAACATTTTCTACCGCTTCCAGAGCCAGGTGTTGAAAAAACGTTTCAGTTTCACCGGGCAGAATATTACGGCAAAGAGAGAGACAAGCCGTCCGAACCTGGAATTCATCAACGCGAACATCGACTCCCTTCCCACACTGGAGGAGCTGAAGGAGCAGTATGCCGCTTCCCGTGAGCAGTGGAACTCAATGAAGCATCCGGTCACCGGCATCTCTCGTATGGAAATGTACAATACCAGCGTGAACGAGGCTACTGATACGGTAAGTGTGCCGGATATGGTGGAAATGTTCTGGTACACAACCGAAAAACCGTCTCTGTTCACCGCCAGCGGTATCGAGATCACGGTACGGGGAAAGAAATACCCCTACGAGGTTTTCTCCGCTCCCGGTGAGCCTGATCTAGAATGGCGCCGGCGTAACACCTACAAGAAGTTCTATGTCCAGTACGATCCTTATGACATGAGCAGCGTGCGCCTGCTGTACAAGGATAAGGGCGGAGCAATGCGTTTCGAGTGTGTGGCTTCGTTCCCGCTGATGATCCACCGTGCCCAGCAGGAGCAGACGGAAGACGAGAAACGTTTCATCCGCACCCAGCAAGAGGCCGTCATCAATGAGCGTATAAACCGTCAGGTCGTCGCCAAGGATATCGAGTATGAGCATGGTGTCGCACCGGAACAGAACGGTTTGCGTACTCCTGACCTGAAAGGGCTCGGCAAGGAAGCTCAACGCCAGATTGACCGCCGCACAAGAAAATACAGTCAGCCGCCCCGTCCTTCCATAGGTCGTGACATGAAAGTCATCAGCAACGTAACATGGGACAGTTTTGAGAAGAAGGAAGTGAGCATCCGTAAGGTGGTCGGAAAATTATAAGGAACAGATTTATAACAAGATAAAAATTATTGATTATGGAAATTACAATGAAAGAGAAAGACGCCATCAGCGAGAGCCTCCGGGCTTACGTGGCGAAGTATCCGAGCCAGACGAAAGCCGCGGGTAGTCTGAAGGGAGTCAGTGTGGGTACTGTGAGCAATATCCTGAACGGCCGTTATGAGAATATCAGCGACGAGATGTTCCGTAATGTCGCTTCGCAGGTCGGTGGTGTAAGCGCTACCGGCTGGCAGATTGTAGAGACCGGTGCTTACCAGGAGATCACGGCTGTGCTTTCCGATGCGCAGCGTTGGCGTAACGTCACATGGGTGACCGGTGAGGCCGGTTGTGGTAAGAGTACCACCGCCCGTGTTTACCTTCAGGAGCATAAGGAGGTTTTCTATATCCTCTGCTCCGAGGACATGAAGAAAGGTGACTTCGTTCGTGAGATTGCCCGCACGGTCGGAATCCGGACTGAAGGGTATAATATCCGTGAGGTATGGGGACTTATTTTGGATGACATCATCCAGATGGACGCACCCCTGCTGGTGTTCGATGAGGCGGACAAGCTGACCGAACCGGTGTTCCACTACTTTATCAGCCTGTACAATAAGCTGGAGGAGAAATGCGGTGTTGTGTTCTTGAGTACTGATTATATTGCCAAACGCATCAGTAACGGCCTGCGCTACCAGAAGCCTGGTTACAAGGAGTTCTACAGCCGTATAGGTCGGAAGTTCTATGAACTGGAACCCACGGATGTGAATGACGTGTTCGCGATCTGTTCCGCCAATGGGGTGACCGACAAGAGGGATATCGACAATGTGATAAAGGAGGCTTCGACATGTGACTTTGATTTGCGCCGTGTGAGGAAGTCCATTCACAAGGTAAAACGCATGACGGGGGAATGATTCCCGTTCAAATACCGTTCAAACGTAATTTAAAGGATATGGAAAACAAATTTGAATACCTGAGAATAGACGGCCGTAACCAGCTCCCCGCTCCCTGGAGTGATTATCCCGTTCTGACGGAATACGAGACGGTGACCGTTTACCGTAATGGACGCGACTATCTGGATGCCCTTGTGGGGCAGCAGGACGGCTGGTGGACCTCCGGCGTTCACATGGAGGTGGACGGTTCCGGCGGCGGTTTCAACCCGGGGCGCAAATGGGGACAGTTCTCCACCCGTGAGAATGCCCTATTGTGGGCACTCGGCTGGATGCTCTGCCATGAGAAGATGCGGGGTGCCGCACGGCAGGCCGTGCTTGACCGAATTGACAATATCCGACAACTAAGACTGTTCTGACTATGGAAGAAGAGAAAAAAGATAATAAAAAGGCCGGCATGAAGCGTGCCTTGAATGTCAGGGACATCTTGAACAAGAAGTATGACGTGTTCCCTTTCGAGGGGAAATGGAAGGACGCCTTCGACACTCCGGAAGTCCGGGGCTGCTGGTTCGTGTGGGGTAATAGCGGCAACGGAAAGACCTCCTTTGTGATGCAGCTCTGCAAGGAACTTTGCAAGTATGACCGTGTGGCGTTCAACTCCCTGGAGGAAGGAACTTCTTTGACAGTCCAGAATAACCTGCGGCGCTTTGGTATGGCCGAGGTAAGCCGCCATTTGGCGTTCATCAAGGAGGACATCCCCACCTTGAAGATCAGACTCCGACGTCATAAAAGTTTCAACATCGTGATTATTGACAGCTTCCAATACACACAGATGACGTATCGTGACTATATCCAGCTGAAGGAGGAGTTTCCGGACAAGCTGTTTGTTTTCATCAGCCATGCCCGCGGCAAAAATCCTAAAGGTGATGCGGCCACGAGTGTGATGTATGATGCAGATCTGAAGATATGGGTGGAGGGCTATGTCGCCTTCAGTAAGGGACGTTATCAGGGGTCCACAGGTGAATACACAATCTGGGAGAAGGGCGCCTATGACTATTGGAATGTGGCGGGGCCGAAACAGAAAGGGGGCCAGGCATGAGCAGGATAAAGAAACAGCTGGAGATCTGTCCTCCTGCCTATATGTGTAAAGGGACTAACCGCGAGAACTTCGTCAGTACCGGTCACAAGTGTGGTTACTGCAAGGGTAACGGCTGGTTCTGGGGAACGGAGGAAGGCAGCCGCGAGGATGTGCGGAAACCTTGTCCGGTCTGTGAAGGCAGTGGTGAACTGGATGCGGTTATAACAGTGGATTGGAAACCAACAAATAAATAATCATCATGGGAAAGAAGAAAACAATAGAGAACTGTGTGGGTACAGTTACTGTTTCCACCAGGATCCAGAACGGTGCCGTAACGACCACTTACCAGTTCAAGGCCGGTTTTGCCGCTCATGGCTGGACTGATAAAAGGGCTAAGGACGTTGTCCGGCAAATGAAGTCCGGTGTGAAAAATATGATTTTCGCGGATAAAGAACATTTCGGTATCACTGATACGTCCAAAGTGACATTTTACAGTGGTGTCAAGGTTCTTGAATGTGATTATATTCTTGAGAAATAACATATAATTAATTAACAATTAAAAATTACAGAAATGATTACAGAAAAACAGAAAGAGGCAGTAATGGAACTCTGCCGGTATGTGGAGAACTTTTGTAAGGAGAACGACCTTAGCGCTTTTATGAGCGTTGCGGCCAGTGAGGATCATCCGGACGGGCTTGAGCAGGTTGCGGGTTCAATCGTGACCGGCAAGGGTGACCATGTTGTGGGTTCCATATCTGGAACCGTCAAAACTGACAAACGTGTCTGCATGTTGCTGTCCATGGCGCTGATGCAGGCCCAGGTGAGAAAGGCGGATATCAATGTTATCCCGTTTTGGCGGGAAAATTTGAATTGATGAATGTAGCATAAACAGCCATGAGTGAGAATAACAACAAACAGAAACGTAAACGTGTTTGTCCGCATTGCGGCCGCAAGTTGTGGATGCGTGAATTTTATCCGCTGAAGAACGGAGGCCGGAGTTCCTGGTGTCATGAATGTGTGCTGGAATACAAACGGGAGCGGTACCGTAAGACCCGGAAGGTTCCCGATGGTACTTTCATGCACCGGACCCAGGGGCGGATTGTGGAGCATAACGGCTACTCGACGCGTATATTCTGGAACGGCAATATGCTTTCCATCATGCGTCGCCACTATCACAATACCCTCAACCGGGAGCTGGCTGAAATGCTCGGTGTTTCCGAACGCAGTGTCACCCGGAAGGCCCGAGAGATGGGACTGGAAAAGGACAAAGGTTTTGTAGCCTCCCTTAGCCGGGAACATCTGTTGCTGGCAAACGCGAGAAGTAAGGAACTGGGATATCCGGGCGGCTTCACCAAGGGGATGAAGTTTCGGGGAAACCAATACACCGGAAGGATAAGAGTTGAATAACCTGTAACACTTCAATATTATGAGCAATATATTCAAGAAATTCGAAGGTCTGAAGGTCCGTGTGCAAATCGTGAACGGTTTCGGTCTTCCGGTTGACCGCCAAGGTTACGTGGAGGTTGAGGAGAACTGGGCTTATCTTTACGAGAAAGGACAGAAAGGAAACAGATACATTATGGCGATCAACACCAACAGGAACAGTGTGGTGTCGGTTGAAGTGATTCACCAGAAACGGAATGTGGATAGCCGAACCTCTGGTGAATCAGAAGGAAAGTTCCAAAATGATACCTACCAAAAAGGTGTCATTTCTCTGGGAAAATGACATTCAGATTGAATTGCGCTACATAGCCGCAGTTTTGGCAATATCCGACAATGACAGGGATAAAATTGATGCCATTATCAGCTTTTAATTGCATCCCTTCCCGTTGGAACGATAAAATTTGAGACTCACCTTTACCGAAAATAAAGTTTGTTCTTTGTTTGCACATGGGACATTCGTACGGTGAACATTTCTTGTTGATCTCGGCCAAAATGGCATTAGCATTTTCTTCTGTAAATTTCATAATTGTAAAATTTAAAAGTGACAGACAAAAATAATGAATCAGGGTACGTTCTCCGGCATAATTGTAAAAGTTTTAAGTGACGTTTTAACTTCTTTTTGGAGGCGTACCCTTTTTAAAGGGATAACTTAAAACCGACATAGCCATGCAGATAGACATCAACAGCCGCAAGCAATTGAACAAACCCGAGAATTACTCGGCGTTTTACAGCCTTTTGAACCGCCTTCCGACATCCGATCGTGATGCGCTGAAGGAAAGCATCGTTTCCCAGTACACGGAGGGACGTACCACGAGTCTGCGTGACATGACGCTGAAGGAATACAGTGCCGCCGTGGCCGCCATGCAGAAGCTGGTACCGCCCACTTACCAGGAACAGCTCCGGAAGATTCTCCGCCAAAAGCGCTCCGCGGTATTGCACCAGATGCAGTTGTTGGGTATTGATACGGCAGATTGGGGCAAGGTGAATACTTTCTGCCTGGACAGCCGTATCGCCGGCAAGGAGTTCCGTGAACTTGACTGTGAGGCGCTGGACACATTGCAGGTGAAGCTGCGTGCCATCCGCCGTAAACGTGAGAATAAACAACAATAATAACCATCAAATTTTTTAGTTATGGACTTAAAAGAACAGTTAAAGAGCTTGTCCGCACAGGACAGAAAAGAACTGCTGAAACAGCTCCAGCAGGAAGAGAAGGAAAACAAGCGTAACCGGCGCGACGCCTATGAGGGCCTTCGTGCGCAGTTCATGCTTGAAGTGAAGAACAAGCTGCTCCCGGTTGTGGATGATGTGAAAGCGTTCCGCGACTGGGTGGAGAAAGAAGCCGCCGCCTTCCGTGCGGTGATGCGTGAATACGGCCAGCTCCGCAAGGACGAGCAGGCGAGTTTCACCATCGTGGACGGTGACATGAAGCTGGAGGTGAGAAGCAACAAGGTGAAGAGCTTCGACGAGCGTGCCGATCTTGCCGCCGAGCGCCTGGTGGACTACCTGAAGCGTTATGCCATGGGGCGCGAGTTGGGTACCGATGATCCGATGTACCAGCTCGGCATGACGATGATCGAGCGTAACCGCCAGGGTGACCTGGACTACAAGTCGGTGAGCAAACTGTACGAGTTGGAGGACCGTTTCGATAGCGAGTACACCGAAATCATGGACCTCTTCCGCGAAAGTAACGTAGTGTACAAGACCGCAGTGAATTATTATTTCCACAAACGTGACGAGAACGGTGTCTGGCATCGTATCGAGCCTTCATTCTGCCGGTTGTAATTATGGAAAAGACGAAGAATATCGCGCCACATGTCATGGCCTGCAAGCGTTGTGAAGGCAAGGGACGTGTCTTTTATCCGGATCAGGGAGGGGCTCCTTCATCTGCCACATGCCCGGTCTGCAAGGGTAGCGGACGGGTGAAGGTGCAAAGCAAGGTGATTACCCGCATCGAGCCGTTTGTTCCGGGTGAGGATGACACCGAACTGATGACCATGTGATTTTGTTCACACTCTAAACAGAAAACGCCGCATTCATATACGATGCGGCGTTTTTTTATCTATAATGACCGGTTAAATGCCTAATTTTGCAGCAAGTATCCCACAATTATGGCCAAAGGACGAGACAAGAACCTGATAGAACTCCGTGATGAAGCCCTGTGCCGCCGTTACTATTACTGGACGGAGGTACAGCGCCTGCGCTTTGATGACGCCCTGAAAGTGTTGTCCCAGCAGGAATTTTTCATTTCCGAGGAACGTATCATGTCCATTATCCGGCGCAAATGCCGGGAACTGAAGGATCTGGAAGTGAAACCCGTCCCGAAGGTGAAGAAGCCCCGCCTGACAGCCGTCCAGCTTTCGCTCTTTACCGGAGAATAAACCTCGCCGCACTTTCCTGCATTGCGGATTCGTCATGCAACGTGAAGGAATATACGGTTTCATACACCTTGATGTTTCCGGGCAGGGAATAGTCCCGGTTCTTCACCCTGACCAGCGGGCTGGCTTCTTCCGAGCACTGGAATCCCTGGAGTATCCTATACAGTTCCTTTGCCTTCTGCTGGCGTTCCTTTACTTTATCATAGGTACCTGAAGTGTAGTGCGTGTCGTCGTAACAGTCGATGGCCAGGCGTATGGTGATGAGTGACTCGCTTTTCTGTACCCCGTACCCGAGGTCGTTCCAGTCCGATTCGGTGTTTCCGATCAGCACACAGGGGAACGTGACCGGATAGCTGTCCTCTTCCGCCCCTGCTTCAAGTTGTCCGTAATCCTCGTCTATATAGGAGAGTTCCGGCATCTTTCCGGCGATGCGTTCCATGATCGCGATGAATATTTCTTCCATGTCTTTATAAATTTAGAATGTTTCTGATTTCGTTTTCTGTCTTTTCCGTTATCCTGTCGGACAGTTCGCTGCTTTCCCCGATGAACTGTCGCTGTGGTATGCGTATCCGGAGTTTTTTCTTTTTGGTGAGCGCCAGTCTTTTCCATTTCAGTGCCTCCGGGCTCTCCTGCGGTTCATTGCTTGCGGCAGAACCCTTCTTTTTGCCCTTTCTTTTGCCTGTGGCGGCTTTTTTAGCCTTGCCTGAAGCCTGGTAATACTTCGCCCACGCAAAGCGCCGCATTCGTGGCGTAACGGTCGGATGCACTTCCCCTCCCCAGTTGTTGACGGGGGCGTATATGAGGTCGTTGGCCACTCTCACCCGGTAGTCCCCCGGCACGTACTTGACAGAGCTGAAGAGGTGGTTCCTCCCGGATAGCAGCGTCCCGTACTGCCCTGCCGCATCGGTCCGTCCCGAGGACAGCCTTTTCGCTTTCGGCCACGGGTGTAATCCACCGTTTACGAAACCTTCCCGGCGGAAATTGTCCTGGAAATGGTCTTTTGCCATTCGTCCGGCTATGACCGGCATCTTCCGTTTCATCAGGTCATCCAGTTCCTTGCGCTTGGCTTTTATCAGCTTTGAATATTCTTTTATGTCCATAAATGACTGATTTAAAAAAATAATTTTATACTTTTGCAGACAAGGCGTTTTATGTGCCTTTTTGCGTTATGGAAATACCTAAACAAGTGTCGGAATTAGCAAACAGTAACGGTTACAACTCCGTTGTCTTATCAGCCAGTTCCCCTGAGGGAAGCATCTATTCCGTGGGGTGTGTTGATGGGAATGGTTTTGAGTTGCCTGTCGGTCTTCCCGCCTTTATTCTGTTCGACGGCCGGTCCTGCCGTCTGATGGACGGTGAGGAGGGGCTGGCACTTTCTTCCCGTTTATTTGGTGATGAATAGTCCCATGATTTTGGGATTTACCAGTTTGTTGTCTATTCTTATCACTCCCACGCGGTTGGCTTTCATGCTCTGTATGTAATTGCTTGCATCATCCTTTCCGGTTTGCGGGTCGAAGAACCTTATTTTCCCTTCGGACACCTCCGCACAGAACACGTGTGCGGAACCGCCTTTCCAGGCACAATATATCTCATATATTCCGTCCTCGCTGAATTTTTCCCTGAAGTATTCCTTCAGCCGGTTCGCATTCATTACTTGATATCCCTTTCTGACCTGCCATTTATAGGTATAGTCATAATCCGGCTTTGTTCCGTCCCGGTTCAGGAAACGTTCTTCCCATGTGATGCCTTGTTTTGCCATTTCGTTGTATGCGCTTTGCCGGATGTTGGGTTTTGCCTCGGTGTCGAACCCTAACCTTCTGAGCATGTGTGTCACGGTGCAGGTCTGGCAATTTACGCGGTATCCTTCCTCTTTCCCGAATTTCGGATTTTCCTTTCCCTTGTTCGCCTGTTCGTATGTCATCGGTTTGCCTTTGGTGATACCGAGGGCCTTTTCTATCCTGAGGTTGTTGTGGGCGATGTCGGTTTTTTCCTCCAGCGTCAGGTTGTCCGGCATTTCGGCTATCATCTCGTTGATGCGCCTGGTTAGTGCGTCCACGGCTTTTCTGGCTCCCGGGTGCGCTTCAGTAATGTAGGGATGTTTGTCTGAAAACAATTTGCCATCTTTTCCCGGATTGTTTTCCAGACCGTCATGTGCCTTGTTTCGCCCGTTCTCGTCCGGTACCGCTGTCGGCGCTTCATCCGTTGACGAGAGCGTGCACTTGCAGTTCCACCGGTCCCCCGGCCTGTGCACGTTCCAGAACGGATCATCGACGGGGCGTATGGTTCCCCAGAACACGCGGTGGTCCGCTCCCGGGTGTACGGATGTCGAGGGCATCCATTTGAGGTTCGGCAGGATATCCTTCTCCCGCTCGAACTGTCTCCAGTCGGCCGCCTGATGCGCCCGTATGACTGCCGTGTCGTATTCGGTACGCAGCCAGTCTACCATCTGGTGGTCCGCTATGGGCATGGCGAGTTTCAGCCACTGTTCAAACGGCCTTAAATTGCCGTTTTCGTCCAGCAGTAGTGCCGCCATGTCGTTTTGTGCCCGATGTACCTTGAACGCGGCAAATACGGCGTTGTTCGTCCGTATTTCGCGGTAGAAGTCATAATCCGGATCATCGGGCTTTCGTACTCCGAACCCCTTGTCGGTGGCTTTGTTCATTGTTTTCCACGTGGCCTCGAACAGGTTCTCCTCGATGTCGGTCATGGGATGGAAATCCTTGCTGTATATGTTCTTCAGGGCTTTCCCCAGTACCTCCTCATCAAAAGAAAACACGTTTTCCACCTGCTTGTTTTCCAACCGGTAGAGGTCGTTCATCACCATTCTAAAGCTGCCCCGTCTTTCCCCGGGGCTTTCGCGAAAAAACGTTTCAGCCAGTTATACGCGTTTTTAAGGGCGTTTTTCTTCTCTTTGGGAGCTTCTTTGCCGGTTTCCGGTATCTCCTCCTCTTCATCCTCCCGTTCCCCGGTGGTTGCCGCTTTCTCTTTCGCCTTCTGTATTTCGGCCGCTCCGGCTTCCTGCCGTTTTTTCAGTTCGTTGTAGTCTGTCGGCTTCTCGATCCCGAATTCCTCGTACAGATAATCGTCTCCCACCGGCAGGCCGAAGTTCGTACGCAGCTGGGTGAGGATGCTCATCTTCTTCTCCGGTTCGATGACTTTCTTTTCCGGGTAGCAGAACTCGCCGCCGGTGGTGTCTATCCCGAGCATGGCGAATATGTCGGTCATGTTGTAGTTGAGCACGTCCAGGATGTCCTGCCGGTCCGCCAGCGTGACCTTCTCCTCCACGTCCTTGTGGACGGTTCCGAGTGCCTGTGTTCCCTTGTCCGATGCCTCGGTGGTGAGCGTGTTCCCGAGGAACAGTTTCGATATCTCGCTGTTGCACCGTTCGCAGAGCTTGTCATACAGGTCGGAGCTTCCGGTCTTGTTCGCCGCTTCCCTGAGTTCCATCATTGTTTCCTGGGCGTGCACGAATACCGACATGCTTCCGGTACTTTCCGCGTCCGCCAGCGCCCTCTGCCGTGCCTCGTCGTCATCCGTGGGGTATGTGTATTCCCGGATGGGTGCGCCGAACACTTCCGCGAACTGTGCCCAGTCCGCCACGTCGTTCCGCTTGTATATCACCCATACGGCCGCCTTTGCGAGCATCCCGAGCTCTTCCGGTTCCCCGATGAACAGCAGGTCGGGGTATTCGTCCCAGGATGTTCCTGTGGTGTCCGTCTGGTGGCGCAGTATGAGCCTGCGCACCGGATCCACATGCTTGCGCGGTATCCGGTCATAGTTTACCCATTCCCCTTTGCGGTAGAACTGTACGAGCGTGAACCCCCAGAATTTCGCGTCCAGGATGTCGCCTATGAGGCGCCGGAACCACGGGGAGCGTATCTGTTCGTTTACCGCCTTGTCCGGCTTTCCGTTACGTCTGAACTCGATGACGGAGGAGAGCACGGCGTTTTTCCGTTTCTCGATGACACTTGTCAGGTGCGTGTCCATGAGAATGTCCTCATACAGGTCGTATAATCTGAACCTTCTGGAGTAATCCACGTTCTCGAAGGCCCGTATGGCCAGCATATAATCCGCTATGTCTATGCCGAAGCGTTTGGGTTGTGTCAGTATGATGGTTGCGGGTCCTTTCTGCCCGGGCCTCGGCAGGTTTCCGCTTTTGGTTATCTTTCCGGCCCTTTTCTGTCTTTTGCTCATGTTACCAGTGGTTTACACGTTTACGATTGCTTTTGATAAGGAAATTTGATTTTGCCGCCCTTGTCTCTTCGGGAAGCAGGGGCAGCCCGTCCGCGGATATCTCTTCGGCCGCTACCGCCCTGAGCCATTCGACGGCCCTTTCGTAGCGTTCCTTGCGCAGGGGTGAAAGGTTCCTCGGGTTGTGGATGCTGAAAATATGGTACACTGCGATGTCTATGGCCATCATCAGCACGAGCTGGCTCCGTTCGTCTCCGGTCCGGGTGAATATCCTGTCACAGTCATAGCGCTTGGAGAGGTAGCACCGCATCTCTTCGACGGCCCGGTCCTCGCATATCTCCACGACGGCATTGTCCTCCCTTGTCAGCGCGTCCAGTATCTCGCGGTGGATGCTCGCGTCGTAATCTGTAAGTTCTATAAATTTGCTCATGTGGGTAAAGTATTAAAGTTTACAGTCTGTACTTGTTGTGCGCCCGCATCTTCCTTGTGGAGATGACGGCCGGTTTTTCGGCCTGGTGCGCCTTGCGGTCTATGATGCGGTTTCCTCCCTCCACGCAGTCGGGTCCGTCCGCCGGATACGTCAGCATGAGGTTGAAGAGGCTGAACTGGTCGGTGAGCAGCTTCATGTGCGGGTTGTCCTTTTCCGCCTCGTTGAAGATGAGGTTCCCTTCGCTGTTGAGGGGTTCCAGGTTTGTCTCGATACGTGTGGCCTTGTCCGTTTTCTTCTCCTCGTCCCCCTGGATGTAGAGGGATATCTTCCTTTGCCGGCGTATGCGCCTGATGATGGGCTGGAACACCTGCTGGAAAAAAGGGTCCTGCAACTTGTTGTTCTCCATGTAGCAGTACACGTTCGTTTTCCCGTTCACGAATTCCAGCAGTCTGATGTACCATTCGATAAACGTGGCGTTTGTCTCCCTTCCGAGGAACCCCTTGATGACGTAGAGCTTTCCGGCCAGTTTGCCGAGCAGGAACACCGCCTTCGTGGAGCTCTTCTTCGTCTTGTTCTCGCCGGGCGCGGGGTCGCCGTAGATGACCAGGAACTTGAACTTCGAGAGCGCCGGCACTTTCCCGTAGATGATGTCCTTGAATATCTCTCCCTCGGCTACCGGGTTGTTGAAGAACTCCTTCTGTCGTGCCGCCGCGCTGACCAGCGAGAGGAAGAGGTCTATATCCTCTTCCGAGTTTTTCTGCGGCCACACAGAGACTCCGTTCCTGTCGCGTATGTTGATGATGTCCACGTGCCCGATGCCCTTTTCCTTCAGTTCCGTGGCCTTTTCAATGGCCCTTTTTATGCAGCAGTCCGCTGCGATGATGTTCCCGTTGAAGAGTATGCGGTAGTTTCCCGATACGGACATGGTCGGTATCAGGGCTTCCTCCAGCCATTTCCATTTTGTCTTGATACGTTCCGGGTTCCGGCATTCCTCGTCGGTATCGATATCGTCCACCAGGATGAAGTCCGGCCGGAAGTTCTTGTTACGGGTACCGCGCGGTGACTGTCCGGCCCCGATGGCCCGGAAAGAACATCCCGCCATGATGGTGAATTCCCCCGTTTCCCAATATCCGGGTTTCTTCTGCATCCCGTAATCCTGGATGATTCTTTGGTTTTCCTCGAAGTTGGCCATGAAAGGAAGCAGGAGCCTTTGGGCGTTGTCCTGCGAGTTGGAGATCAGCAGTACGTTGCGTACTTTTCCTGTAATTGCCAGTTTTGAGATTTCCATCATGGACCGTGCGGACTTCGCCAGCTCCCGCGACCATGCGCGTACCTCGTACCACCGGTTGTTCCTTGTCAACCTTCTGGTGGCTTTCTTGTGGAAGTCCGCCGCCTCGCATGAATAGTACATGGCGAAGTAATACCGGAACCACTCCTCGTCATCCTTTTCGAGCCTTTCCCTGCGTGCGCGTATTTCCGCTTCCGTGTCCGAGGGGTTGATGTCCGAATTCTCGCGTATGGATGCGATCAGTTCCTCCCATTCGACAAGTGCCGTGCGGTCCTGCGGTGTAAGTCTTTTCTTTGCCATGGTTATGAGACTTTTGATTTTACGAACGCGTCAAGCAGCGGCGTCACTTCTTTCGCCTGCGTGGGGTCGGACGCGCGCAGCCATTTAAGCAGGTCGGAGAATACGGATATGATGTCCGAGAGCCCGACTTCCGTCTCCATCTTCTTGATGGCGTTCGACAGTTTGGATATGGTGTCGGCTTCGGCTGTGTTCGGGAAGCGTTCCCCCGCCGGTCTGGCCATGATGGCGTTGTTGAGCTCGGCCAGCTGGCGGTACAGGCTTTTCAGTTGCTCCTCGCGTGTGATGGTGATGGATGTCTTGAGCATCTCCCATCCGTTCTTGCCTATCCAGTTGTTCACCGTGATGCGTGACACCCCCACGCGTTCGGCTATCTCCTGCTGCGTGAGGTTCTCTTTCAGGTAGAGCGTCTTCGCCCATTCCCTTTTTTGCTGCATGCTTAGTTCGGTCATATTTCCTCCTTTTTTACGTGCAAAATTGATAAGGAAAAGGGGCGGAAAAAAACGCGTGCCGCATGATGACACTTTAAAACTTCATGACAGCGTTTTAAACTGAGTGTGATGAATATGCGGTTTGAAAAACGGCTTTAATCCCCCTAATTTCGCACCGTGAACTTCGCGGGGAACACCCGCCTAAAAGACTATATAAGCATGAAAAAGTTTTTCAACATCATACCCGGGGAAGACGCCTGTTGTATCCTCCTTTACGGTGACATCGGTGATTATGACGGCAATGTGCGCAGCGGGGATATCGCCCGCGAGCTTCTGGAGGCCGAGGCCTTGTCCGGCAGGATTGACGTTCGTATCAACAGCAACG